AATCTTCTCTACACAAAGGACAACGAAAATTAAAGTTTTCAGTATCTACCATATTCTTACATACTGTGAAACAACAATTAATACATATAGTATGTTTACATTTTGTCTTGGAATGGATTCCTCCGATATTGGAATTACATTTACCGTCCATTTTTTTATTTTTCTCAAAGCATATAGGGCATTTAGTCATTTTTTTCTCGGATATTTTATATTTTTTCATGCCGTCAAATTTTATTTCAATTTTTTTTACATCAGACGACTTTCGAGTGATTTGCGTCCTCGTCCACCGCTTCTTGCCCCTCCAGAAGAGCCCATTCCTTCACCGTAACCAACAGTTTCAAGAACCTTTCTGAGTCCACTATCTTTTGGTAGAGCGTGTTTACCCATCGAGATAAACGGTTTACTGACTTTATAGGCTTTCATCAATGCAGATGCGAGAGCGCCCCAAGAGAATCCTCCCACCATTCTATTCAATTCACTGCGAACAGCGAAAGGTGCGAGAGGAGCAGAGATAACATCCTGTTCCGACAAAACACCCTTGAGAATACGGGACGATCCACGAATAGATTCGAAGAATCCAGAGTTGGCAGTAATGACATAAAGCTGAGGAGTCTGAGCGAATTCAGACGTATTTTTAACAGTTAGATTGAATTGCAATGTAAAATTTCCAACTAATGATGGTGCTTGTCCTGATTGAAGTGTAATATCCTGAGAAGGTTTCAAAACAAGCAGAGATCCGACCAGAGGGATTTGTTGACCCTGAACGCGAGCCGAATAGTTCAAAGCAGGAGATGCCACTGCAGCAGGGTAAGCGCCACCAGCCGATCGACCCTGTCCTACCCAAGTATTCCAGTCCATATCTAAGCCATTGTGCACACAGAGATTGAACAGCTGCTCCGTAGTAAATGAGCTCATGAGCCCGCTGAAATTATCGAAATTTATTGATAGTGGGTTTCTAATACCATCGTTACTTGTAGCAAGAGGGAAAAACCAATCGGCATCGCTTGCGTTATATGATGCCGGTCTAGCATAAATAAGTAGAAGATCAGGAATACAAGGCAAAGTAATGGTTTGTGAAATGATTTGTCCCGTCTGTCCCGGCTGAATCGGTTGTCCCGCATATTGAGTTATGTAGCGAGGAAATTCCATATAATTTACAATTGACTTCGGTGGTAGTGGGACGTCAAGTGACGGAGTTAAAAATTGCACATTTACAGTCGAATTCGTAAAAACCTGACCGTTATTCGCCAAGTTATTGTATGCTACAGCACTAAGAGTACGTCCACCACGAACCGTAGATCGGATAATACGAGCAGTAGCAGGATTTGGTTGCAAGTTCATAATCAATTGGATGTTGTTAATCGATTATACCGCTACTTTCGTAGTACTTTAACACTCATTTAAGAGTCGGTCTAGACTATATCTTCTGGAATCATAAAACCTTGTTAGAGTTTTCATCCACTCACCCGTATAGTCGTTGAGGCTTCTCCATATCCTTACAATAGCGGATTTAGGAGCATTGCCTGCGGATTACCCAATCCCCTTCGTTTTTACCGTTGTGTTCGGTCATTATCCGAGTTCTCTATCTTCCCTTTCAAGAAGTAGATGGTAGAAGAGGCTCTAAGGGACTTCCCGCAATAGAGTGATAAGCCTGTGCTTTTAACAACAGACAACGGCAGTAGTATCATAGATACCTTTACCAAAAAGACCAGTTTCCCACTCGTGTTCGTCAGAAAACACAAACGGACTGCAGCAGACAGGCTCAGTCGATCGGAAAGAGAGATAGAGAGGGAATGGACCAACGACTAGATTGTTAGCACGAGCCACAGGGACACCATTCAAAGAGTCATAAGGCGCTCCAGCGTAAGCAGGTGCAGCAGTTCCAAGCGGAGAACCAGCAGGATCAGTAAAAAGAAGACCCTGGAAAGAGCCGTTAGGATTGTTATCATAATCCAATAGGGCATCATAAGCACCAAGAGGATTTGCCAGAGTTCCGTAGGCATCATTGTAGTTGGCAAATTTATCCAACATACTCGGGGCAGTTCGCACCATCCTGTTTTTCTTGTAGTCAGTCATACGAAGGACCGCCTGTAGTACATCCTGAGAGTTGATGACTGCCGTTGTATCGTTTACAGTACAACTAATAGTAGAGCATAGAGAGTTCAAAGGGAGAGCGCAGAGAGCAAAGTCACGACCAATAACTGCAATAGAGTCACCAGCCAGAGGGACTTGAGCCAAAGTACAGTTCGTAGTAAGATAGCACGTTGAACTCCATTGTAACTTCCTATCAACGTAGACGTTTTCTGACGGGACGTAAATATTATAGGTGTGCTGGGAAGCAGTTGCAGCAATAGCATTGAACGGAGCGTTTGTGTTCGACAATGCGCCCTTTTCAACTGCGTAACTGGGACGCTGTTGGACAATACGACTATCAAATACCGCAAGTTTCTCAATATCGCCAGACATTCTTTTTTATAATAGAGTCAAACAAAAAAATTTTAGAAATTAATTCAAATCATAATTGATTCATATATGCGGGCTTCTTCTTAAACATTATCTTAATCGACACCGTAGCCAGGTTGTATAAATAAATAGGGTAAAGATTGTTATCAAGTCGATTCTTCCAAAACACTGATATATCAATATTACTAATCGGTTGATGACTCGATCCAAAAGAAGTCATACGATACTCGGCTTGTGGAAGATACTCTGTAAACTCTCGCCAAGCGTGACCACCACGTTCGGAAGTATCAACAACAATATCCGTAATGATTGGAGTAAAAGCAGAAAAGCCGGAAGGGTTCGATATTCCAGTATTGGAAGAACCAAGTATATTAGGCTGAGAAGTATCTTCTGTTTTAATTGGCAATAGACTGGAAGTGAATACAATCGAACCAATCGGGGACCAGAGAGAGTCGATCGATTTATAGTTTTGAGTATTGACCCAATAGACTGATTGTAATGCAATAGGCACATATCCAGCAGGAGGGTTTCCAGCAAATGGTGCATTACGATAATCATTTACGTTCTGAAAGAACTTATTCGTAACCATTACTTCATAGACATATCCGTCATAAATTCCACCTACGTTAGGGACAGTTAAAGCACCGTAGGTAACACCATTGTAAACAGAACTCGGTATATTCACAACATTCCAGTATCTTGTAGTAAAATTACTAAACAAACCATTCATATTCGTATTAAAAAAGATTCTGAACTGGGGTGCTGTTTGAGCGCCGGGACTTGCTGGAGTGAAACTTAACAATCGTGGTCCATATCCTGCAGAGTCTTCATAAATAGTAAATAGTAAAGTATTTGGGTCGTATGTCATATAAGGAATAGAAACGGCTGTTTCAAATGCTGTTAGATTAGCATATGGAAACGATCCTGCTAGGACTCCAGGTGTTGCGTACCATTCTGTCTGAAAAGCAGTAAATACTTTTTGTGCTGCAGTAACAAATGTATTATTAACAAGAGACAACCAGTAATCATACGTAGTAATCCAATAATATTTACTGGACAAATCTTGAACACCATAGCGAGTACCTGCTGCAGGCATTGGAATACGAGGTGTTGGTGCTAAAATTGGATTTTTGTTTTCTGGTGAGTATATTACATAAGATGGAGTTGGTGCGATAGTAAAAGTTTTCAATACTGTTCCACCTGCTGTAAGTGAAACATTCCATTGTTGATTATAGGTCAATGTCACACTGTATTCGGTTAAATTTACATCTGTTTGATTCAATTGAATACTGGGAATGAAAAGTGGAAGATCTAAGCCTGGGCCGTTGAGGGTAAACCGTATTATTGACATTTCATATAAAGATGCATCTTTGATAAGCGGAAACGTCCTTTGATCATTAAATGTAATTGGGGGGTCAAACGTAACTACTCCAGAGTCGTCAACATCATCAAAATCGTTACTTATGATAGTGGCATCGTAGTAAACGTAATTGGGTTCTGAACTATCATCTGAATACGACACTTTATTGTTTTGGCTACGCTGGAACATTTTTATATTACTAACGAATATTTTAATTTTGCCTTTTATTTACCTAAGATTTTGTATGTGAGTTTAGAAACATAATCGTCCGCATTCATACCAGATTTCTTAATCATATCATAATATTCATCTAATGATTTATCTTTGTTCAATAAACGAATGCAACAGTGTCTTCCACATGTACCTATCATTGGGGACAGTTCCTGAAATTTATGATGATTATAATATACTGGTTTACCGGATGCTCTTAATAATTTTGTTAAGTCTGGATGGTCTATGTCTAATTTTTTTAGTCGTGCTTTTCCTAATCC